TGGCGCCCTTCTCCCCGGGCGGCTGCTGGACCTTGGTTTGCCAAGGTGCGGTCCAGCGTTCCTGGCCTTTTCTGGCCAGGGCGTCATGACAATAGGAACGCCCAGCCCCGGTGGTATCCGCTCAAGCGGCACGAACACCACCGGTCCCAGTACCTCTTCGCGGAATCGGTCCAGAAGGACCGATTCCGGAACACTCCCCAGGGGGTCCCCGCGCCCGGTGAGGCGCGCGGCTTGCTGGTGGACCTCCTTCGCCCACGACCGCTGGAACTTCCAGAAGGGCAGGCACCAGGCCCGCCCCTCGGAGTATCCAGCAATCGAAAGGGCAGGAGCCCACACAGAGGCAAGGCGGAGGATGGCGTCGTCGAACTCCATGGTGCGGTGACCGTCGATCTTAGACCGAAGCGCAGAGCTCCGGTCCAGGTCGGCGGGCGCCTCCCAGAGAGGGTCAGACTCCACCTCCGCACGAGCCTCCGTGAGGGCATCCTGAAGGAGGTCCCCAGCGACGCCGCACGTCTTCCACCGGTCGGACAGACGCCGAACCGCGTCGAACTCCTTGCACAGGAAACACCTGGCGAGGAAACGACGGAAGAGCTTCGGCGCGTCCTTCACGGCCTTTCCAGGCCGGAGAGGCGGGAAACCCCCACCCCCCAGCTCTCTCGGTACCGAGGGAGGTATTCCGCCGGCAAGAAGCCGTCGGAACTCAGGTCGGAGCAGGCGGGCGAGCCGGGCAACACGCCTCCACGCCCAGTCGCTCGTCCAGGGCGGCACCGCCGAACAGATGGCAGGCCCAGTGGTAGCCCACGAGGGGAGCTCGAAGCGGATCGGACCCATCACCTTCTTGGTGGCAAAGTGACCTGGATGGACGAGGGACCTCACAGGGAGGTACTCAACCATGCGGTCAGCCACCAGGTAGGTGTAGGTCCAATCCGCCTCGACGTAAACACTCCTCTTCGTGTTCTTCACGTAGGCCGCCAAACTGTAAGGCGGTGCCGCCCGGGTCTCGGTGGTAAACAGCGCCATCTGCTCAGTGAAGAGCAAAAGGCGCTGACTTATCAGATGCTTACCAACCGAGAAGCTGCTTCCGACCGCGAGAATCCTCCTCTCGTACCCCGAATGCGCAGCCTCCGGGATTGCGCCGGCAAGGTCGTCGCCGCAGACGCCGAAGCGGAAGAGATCCGCGACGGCATCAGACGGCAGACCAAGAACCTTGCCGGCCTCCCGGACAGCCTCCTCGCAGGCCCAAAGGTTAACGAGGCAGAGGACAAACCATGCAAGGGGGAGGCCCATAAGTGCCCCCCTCTCCGTGGCTTCCAAATCCTTCAGCCCCACCTGGCCTCCGTAGGAGATGCGCATCGGGCCCAACACGCGGCTTCCAAGTGTTGCCACGTCGTCGGGCAAGAGAGCGCCCTCGCAGACTCCGCTCCAGGCGGCGTCAATCGCCGCCCGCGAGAGACCGTCGGTTGCCTTGGTCAGGTCGGCCGATACGAGCACAAGAGACCCGAGTTCCTGCGGCAGCGAGAGGGGTCGGTCCCGGAGGTCCTCAAAGAGGGCCTCCAGGCGTTTCCCCTCCAGGGACGCTTGGATCCTCGGGTCGCGCTCGAGCATCGGCCACACAACAGACCGAACCAGGTGACCGACCTCCACCACGTCGGCCGGAGACTTCGTCACGACGCGGCACTTAAAGCCGCGCTCGCGAACCGTCTCGGCCGAGCAGGGGAGAGGTCCGACGCGGGCGGCGAACTTCCGGAGGCTGTCATCGCGGATAATTCGGGCGATGCGGGACCGCTCTCCGTCTGGGCTTTCGAGCACGTTTACGACGTACTCTACCGTGCCACGAGTGGCATGGGGGCCCAGCGAGGAGCGGTTCTCTTCGCCCGTCTTAGTCCACCGCGACGGGTCGGCGAAGGTGGGGAACGGGTGCAACGCACACGGGTCCCCAGGCAACTCGGCCATCCACGAGTCCACAGACGCCCGAAGCTCCGCGCGCTGGCCGCCCAGCCGGCGCGTGTAGTCGAGGGTCGCGGACGAGGAGGCCGAGAGCTGGGAGACCTCTCGGTCGGCAGCCCTGCCGAACCGCCGTCCCCACCTAACGCAGAACCGTCGCAGCTCTGCGACGTCAGCCTCCGGTGTCGCCACCGGAGTGGAGTACACCTGGCGGTGGTCCCGAAGTGCCTGCCTACAGGTACCGTCGTCACACGGCGGCAAAGCCCGGCCGATGGCGCTGAGCTGCAGCAACTCCCTCACTGCAGCCGCGCTGTCGCGCCGGTTAGCCTGCCTTATGTGGCGGCGGATCCTATGGAGGCACCTGGGACTGTCAGGTGCGAGGGCGGGGGGCTCCGCGTAGGCGCGGAGGGACTCTGGCGGTGGCCCCGCCACTCGGGCTGCGTCGGACCGAAGCCGGGCGCAGAAGGTTTTGAGAACCTTCGCGACCGTCGACGGGCCGAGCCCGACCGTGGCTGTGGTGACCCACCGCCTCAGTTCCTCCACGTAACGCGGAGGGGGAGGCTTCCTCAGCAGAGAGAGGGCCGAAAAGACGGCCTCCCAGGAGGGCTGGACGAACCCAGCCCACCGGGAGGCCGCTCGACGGCCCGAGGACCTCACATGCTGAAGGAAGGAGGTATACTGGGATGCAAGGCTTTTGGGCATCCTATTGTCACGTGGGGTAGACTGGAACCGGAATCTAGTCCGGTTCAGCCTACGGGGCTTCGACCGCCGGCTCTTCCCTTTATGGGAGGACCCGGCGGGCGGGTTCCGCGGCGTCTGCTCCAGCAGGAAGGCAACCGATGAGGTTGTCGTCCTTGCTTTGGCTTCGGC